TGGGAAGCCGCCCAGGGCAATGACGATGCGTTGCGGGTGTTCCGCAACACGGTCCTGGGCGAAACCTGGGTCGAGACCGGCGAAGCCCCCGATTGGCAACGCCTCTATGACCGCCGCGAGACCTGGGCCAACGGCATCGTGCCGGTAGGCGGGCTGTTCCTGACCGCTGGGGCCGACGTCCAGAAGGACCGCATCGAGATCGACGTCTGGGCCTGGGGACGTGGGCTGGAAAGCTGGTTGGTTGATCACATCGTCGTCGATGGTGGGCCGGAACATGCCGAAACCTGGATGGCGCTGGAGGAGATCCTCGGTCGTACCAGGCTGCACGCCAGCGGCGCGGCCCTCAAGATCGCCCGCCTCGCCATCGACACCGGTTACGAGGCCTCGGCGGTGTACGCCTGGGGCCGCAAGATGGGCGTCGGCCTAGTCTCGCCGATCAAGGGCATGGAGGGCTTCAACCGTTCCAGCCCGGTGTCGGGGCCGACCTATGTGGATGCCACCGAAGGCGGCAAGAAGATCCGCCGCGGCGCCCGGCTGTGGACGGTGGCGGTGTCCACCTTCAAGACCGAAACCTACCGTTTCCTGCGCCTGGAGCGCCCCACTGACGAGGAACTGGCCGACGGTGTCCGTTTCCCGACCGGAACGGTGCATCTGCCATCGTGGGCGGACTCCGAGTGGTGCAAGCAATTCGTGGCCGAGCAGCTGGTGACAGTGAAGAACCGCCGCGGCTTCTCAAAACTGGAATGGCAGAAGCTGCGCGAGCGCAACGAAGCCTTGGATTGCCGGGTCTATGCCCGCGCCGCCGCCTGGATCGTCGGCGCCGACCGTTGGCCCGAAGCCAAGTGGCGCGATCTGGAAGCACAACTGGCCATATCCGAGCTGGCTCAAATCGAAGAACCCCAGGCGGGCCAAATCCGCCGCTCCCCAACCCGCCGTTCCCGGCGGGTTTTTCATTCCAGCTACATGAGCTGATCCGCACATGACCCTCGACGAGATGAAGGCCGAGCGCGAGCGCGTGATGGCGCGGCGCAACTCGCTGGTGGCCCGCGTCACCGTGGGCGATCGCACCGTCCAGTACGATCTGGCCCAGGCCAACCATGTGCTGACCGATCTCGACCGTCGCATAGCCGTGCTGGAGGGGCAAAAGCCCCGTCGGCGCATCCTGACGGTGGCCGCGACCAAGGGGCTGTGACCATGTTGTCGGCTCTGCGCCGCAAGGTGGGCGCTTTCATTGGCGGTTTTGAGGCAGGCCTTGGAAACCGCCGCCTCAAGGGGTTCCAGCCCAGCCGCGCCCACGTCAACACCCTGATCGCCGCCGCCGGGCCGGACATCGCCGCCCGCGCCCGGCACCTGATACGCAACAACGGTTATGCCGCCAACGCTATCGAAAGCTGGGCCGGTAACGTGGTCGGCGCCGGCATCAAGCCGTCGTCGCTGATCGCCGATCCCGCCCTGAAGGCCCAGGTGCAGAAGCTGTGGCTGGCCTGGACCGACGAGGCCGATGCCGAAGGGCTGACCGACTTCTACGGCCTGCAACGCCGGGCGGCGCGGGAAGTGTTCATCGCGGGGGAAGTGTTCTTCCGCTTCCGCCCGCGTCGGCCCGAGGATGGGCTGTCGGTGCCGCTGCAATTACAGATGCTGCCTTCCGAAATGCTGCCGCTGACCCGCAACGAGACACTGCCTGGCGGCAACGTCATCCGTCAGGGCATCGAGTTCGACCGTATCGGCCGCCGCGTTGCCTATCACTTCCTGCGCCGCCATCCCGGCGACAGCACCGATCCCGGCCTGGTCGGCGAAACGGTGCGGGTGCCGGCCTCCGAAATCATCCACGTCCTGGACCCGGTGGATGCCGGGCAATTGCGCGGAGTGTCGCGTTTTGCCCCGGCCATCGTGAAGCTGTTCCTGCTCGACCAGTACGACGACGCCGAACTGGACCGCAAGAAGGTGGCTGCCATGTACGCGCTGTTCGTCACCACCCCCAGCCCCGGCGAGACCTTCGACATTGCCGAGGATGGCGGCTCCGGCGACCGCACCATGGATGTCCAGCCCGGTCAGGTGGTGATGCTGGAACCGGGCGAGCAGATCCAGACCTCGGCCCCCGCCGATGTGGGCGGGTCATATGAGGCGTTCCAGTACCGCACGCTACTCCAGATCGCCGCCGCCCTGGGCGTGCCCTACGCCTACCTCAGCAACGACATGCTGAAGGCCAATTACTCAAACTCCCGGCTGGCGCTCTTGGAGTTCCGCCGCCGTATCGAAGCCTGGCAGCACGCAATCATGGTGTTCCAGCTCTGCCGGGCGGTGTGGCAGCGGTGGATGGACACCGCCGTGATGGCGGGTGCCTTGGTCCTCAAGGGCTATGAGCCCAACCGCACCAGCTTCATCGCCTGTTCCTGGCTGCCGCCGAAATGGGATTGGGTCGATCCGCTGAAGGATGCCCGCGCCGAGATCGAGCAGATCGATGCGGGCCTGAAAAGCCGCACCCAGGCGCTGGCCGAGCGCGGCTTCGATGCCGAGCAGGTGGATGCCGAAATCGCCGCCGACAAGGCTCGTGAACAGCGGCTGGGGCTGAGTTTCGGCTCCCCGCCGTCACCGCCTCCTGGGGGCGGCGCTCCTATTCAAACGGATCAATGAGCGCGACGCCGGTTGGTTCGAAATGCCGGATGTTGCGGGTGACCACGGTCAGCCCATGTTCCAGGGCGGTGGCGGCGATCAGCAGATCGGCACCGTCATTGCCGATGCGGGCGCTCAGGCTGCCCCATCGGCGGGCGATCCCGGTGTCCACCGGCAGGATGCGGTCACCGTAAATTTGAATGGTGCGGTCGAGCCAGGATTCCAAGGCTTCGGCGAAGGCGGGGTCTTTTCCCCGCTGGCGGACAATGCCCCGTTCGATCTCGCCGATGGTCACCGCGCTCAGGAAGATGTCGTCGGCCGCCTGGCCGGTCAGCCAGCGGACCACGTTGGGGTTCCGGTCCCGCTTGCGCAGTTCGGACAGGACCACGGTGTCGAGCAGAAACATCAGAACTCGACCTCACGCAGCGTGACCGGTTGACGTTCGAATTCCACATCGCCTTGCGGCATGGCCAGCAGATGGTCGACGAACGATGGCGTGCCGGCGTCGTGCCGCTGATGCAGCCGCTCGTATTCCTGAACCGACAGGACGATTACGGCGGGCTTCCCACGCTTGGTGACGGTCTGTGGACGCCCGTGCAGGGCCGCATCGACCACGGCGCTGAAACTGTTCTTGGCATCCTGAAGGGACCAGCGCGGTTCCGGCATAGCAATTATCCTGGCCAGATTAACTGGCTAGATAGTGGGGCTGCGGCCCCGTTCTGTCAAGGCGACCTCCCTCCATGCACGATCTGCCCCATCTCGCGGCCCGTCTGTACGGGACGCCGCTGCTGCTTGCCCGCAGCAAACTGGATGTGATCCTGGGCGCTCTTGCCCCCCGGCTGGCCGGACAGGGCACCTTCCTTGACGCGGATGCCGTTCCCTCCGCCGAGTTGGCAATCACCCCCGACGGCATCGCCATCGTGCCGGTGATCGGCACCCTGGTGGCGCGTTCCGGCTACCTGGGTGCCGCCAGCGGCCTGACCGCCTATTCCGACATCGCCGATGCCATCGAGGCCGCAGCCACCGATCCCGGCATCCGCGCCATCCTGCTGGACGTGGATTCCTCTGGCGGCGAGGTGGGTGGCCTGTTCGATCTGGTCGATCATATCCAGGCCATCCGCAGCCAGTGCGGCAAGCCTATCTGGGCGGTGGCCGACGAGGCGGCGCTGTCGGCGGCCTATGCCATCGCCTGTACCGCCGACCGACTCTATGTGACCCAGACCGGTGAAATCGGTTCCGTCGGTGTGGTGGCGGTCCACCGCGATGAATCCGGGGCCGATGCCCAGGCCGGGCTGGCCTGGACCTTCGTCCATGCCGGGGCCTGCAAGGTGGACGGCAATCCCCATCAGCCGTTGTCCGACAGCGCTCGCACCAGTCTCCAGGCCGATGTGGACGCCCTTTATGGCCGCTTCGTCGATCTGGTGGCCCAGTGCCGCAAGAAGCCGCCCGAAACGATCCGTGCCACCGAAGCCGCCGTGTATCGCGGCGATCAGGCGGTAGCCGCCGGGCTGGCCGACAAGATCGGCCCCCTGCGCGTCGCTTTGGCCGATCTCGGAGCTGTTCTGGCCCGTTCCACCGTCCCTCGTCCCATCGCCGCCCGAAAGGAAGTCCCGATGTCCGAACCCCAGGGGGAAGTCCCCATCACCGCTGCCGCGCCCCAGCCGCAGCAGGTTCCCTCTGCCGATCTGGAACAGCGCCTGCGCGCCGAATATTCCGAGATCAGCGCCGTAGCCGCCCAGGCTGCCCGGTTAGGGGTGACCATCGACCCGGCCGACGCCATGGCTAAGGGCATCCGCCCCGAGGCGCTGCGCCGCACGGTGCTGGATCAGTTGGCCGAGCGTTCCGACGCCGCCGACGTGGTGGCCGCTACTCCCGCCGTTGCCGCCCCTAAGACTGAAGCCGAAAGCCCCATCGTCCGGCGTGCCCGCGAAGCCGCCGCCCGGAAATAAGGACGCGCCTCCATGCCTGTGCTGATTGCTCCGCCCACCCTGGGCGATCTGCTGAAGTTCGAGATGAACCCCAGCTACACCCGCGAAACCGTGACCTTGAAGGCCGGGACCGTTTACCCCCTGGGCGCGGTGCTGGGTCGCATCACCGCCAGCGGCGAATACCGCCTGTCGCCCACTGTTCTGGTGACTGGCGACGAAGGGGCCGAAAGCGCCATCGCCGTGCTGCTGGAAACGGTGGACGCCAACGGCGGCGCCGTCCCCGGCCTGATCGTCGCACGCGGTCCGATCATCCTGGCCGAAGATGCCCTGGTATTCGACGCCTCGGTCGACCAGGCCGCCGAACGCACCGCCAAGGTCAGCCAGCTCGCCGCTCTGGGCCTCGTCGCCCGCACCACCGTCTGAGGTTTTCCATGAACGCCATCATCAACCCGTTCGACGCGGGCGGCTATTCGCTTGCCGAAATGACCCAGGCCATCAATCTGCTGCCCAACCTTTACACCCGGTTGGGGCAGATGGGGCTGTTCCGCTTCGAGGGCGTCACCCAGCGCAGCGTCATCATCGAGCAGGCCGAGGGCGTGCTGAACCTGCTGCCGACCGTGCCGCTGGGCGGCCCGGCCACTGTCGCCAATCGCGATGCCCGGTCCATGCGCTCGTTCACCGTGCCGTGGATCCCGCATGACGATGCCATCACGCCCCAGGACATCCAGGGTGTGCGCGGATTCGGGGTGGCCGATGCGGCCGATCCACTGGCCACCGTCATGGAACGCAAGCTGACCCGCATGCGGAGCAAGCACGCTCAGACCCGTGAATTCATGGAGGTGAACGCGCTGAAAGGCATCGTCCGCGACGGCGCGGGATCGACGCTGTACGACTATTTCGCCGAGTTCGATCTGTCGCGTCAGCAGGTGGATTTCACGCTGGGCACCGCCACCACCAACGTCCAGGGCAAGATCCGCGACGTGTTGCGCAAGGTAGAAACCGAGCTGAAGGGTGAGACCATGACCAGTGTGCTGGCCCTGGTGTCCTCGGAATTCTTCGACAAATTGATCGGCCATGCCAAAGTCGAACAGGCTTACCAATATTTCTCCTCCACCGGTGCCCAGCCGCTCCGGGAAGACGTGCTGCGCCGCTTCCCCTTCGCCGGCATCGTGTTCGAGGAATACAACGCCACCGTTACCCTCTCGACCGGCGCTACCGAAACCCTGATCCCGGCGAGCGAGGGCATCGCCTTCCCGCTCGGCACCATGGACACCTTCGTCACCTATGGCGCCCCGGCCAATCTGATCGAGACGGTCAACACCCTGGGCGTGCCCATGTATGCCCGCCAGTTGGCCCGTCAGGACGGCAGCGCCATCGACGTTAAGACCGAGGCGTCCATCCTGCCGGTCAACAAGCGCCCGCGTCTGGCGGTGCGGTTGTTCTCGGGCAATTGATGTCCGCGTTCGCCGATGCCCTCGACGACCTGTTCTCCGATCCGAACATGGCCGTCACCGTGACGTACCAGGGCCAGTCCATCCGCGCCCTGGTGCGGCGGCCCGACCGCGACATCGAGTTCTCGGACATCACCATCCACACGGGGACAGCGGTGTTCGAGGTCCGGCGGCGCGAGGTACTGGCTCCCCAGGCAGGGCACGTTATCGTCCATGACGGCGACAGTTTCGCCGTCCACGGCGAACCCCGCCTGGATGCTGAGCGGCTGATTTGGACCCTGGATACGAGGCCCGCATGAAGCTGGCGGCGGCTATTTCCGGCGATCTGCGCAAGATCATGGCCGAGGAGGTCAAGGCCGCCGAGGATGCCGTTACCGCCGCCATGCGCCATGCCGCCGACGGTCTGAAGGCCG